GCTGCTTGTAGATTTTTACGCGGGCAATACTCCACAAACAGAGCGTAATTTTAAAAGTATAAAAGATCAAGCTATGTATCCTGACACAACTAATGATCAAGTTATGTCAACTTCGCAATGGAATGTTTTACATCAAAATGTAAAAGAAATTGTAAGCGAAATAAAAAGACAACAAAAAGAAATTAATAAAGATGGTAAAGTAATCATTAGATCAGAAGCTATGGTATATGCACCCGCAGAAGATTCTGGTAAATACTATGCTGACACAGCAGGTACTGTAGATTTATTAGCAGTATATTCTGATGGATCTGCCTCTATCTATGATTGGAAATTTATAAGCCCTAGGCAAGTTTCTGGATTTGGCCAGCAAGCTAAAATTATGGAAAGTCCGTTTGGACCTAAAGAAGATGGGTATAATATGCAAATAGGAGCTTATAAAAGTATACTACAAAATTTTTATAATGTAAAATCTATTAGAAAATCTAGAATTATACCTGTGCATGTACAGTATAAATGGAAAGGTATGAAAGGAGATAAGGTAATTACTCCTGTTTTAGACACTTTACGAATGGCTTTTGATGTAGAAAAAACTGAAGCGGGTAAAGTTAAGTTAAAAGATGGGGACTCATATTTAAGGCCTATTCCTGTAGCAAATGAGTTAACTAATAAAAAAGGTTTAGATAAATTACTAAACATTCAAATGCAAAAACGTTTAGTACTTAAAAACAAATTAGAAGCAGAGAAAAACTTTGATAAAAAACAAGGTTTAAGATATAAAATAGAAAAGATAGATATAGCTATTAGACAAATGCAGTTAAATGGTGATATATATGATCTATTTGCTGGAGCAGGCCAGCTTGTAAAAGAATTAAAAGATAGATTAGCAGTACAAGATAGAGAAAGTACTGAATACATTCCAATGGATGAGTTTAATGAGCTATATAATGAGATAGCTTCGGCAGCTTTATTAACTGCGGACTCTGCAGAGTATTTAAAAGACTTAAAAAATAGTGGTAGTGAAAAAGCATTATATAAAAAGTTAAAAGGTGCTATGGAACAATGGAATGTCCCTATCACTCAGATGTATGAAGAAATGAAAACAGAGCTTGCTAATAGAATTATAGAAGCCGGAAATAACGTAGGTATTTCTAACGCAACAAGGGCCCAAAGAGAGTTTGGAATAGGCAAATTATGGGCAGACAGCGCTACACATAGTCATCCTATATTTCAAACAGCTTTTCAGTATATAAATAAAGCTAAAAACAACGTTAGAAAAGCTGAAAAACAAGTATATGATGAAATCCAAACATATATTAAAGATATAAAAGATAATTTTGGAAGTTTACAAGATGCATATACTATGATGATAAATCCTGAAACAGGAAATTTACATCCAAAAATTAAAAAAGAGTTTTGGGAAGCTAAAAACAAAGCTATAGAGAGTAACAACGTTACTTGGATGAAACAAAACTTTAAATTAAGAGACGACGCTAAGAAAAGATTTGAACAAAGAAAAAAATGGGCTTTTGATAGTATAGAAAGAAACTATCCAGACTTTGATGCTATTTATGAAGGGCAAGAGTTAGTAGCTCCTAGAAAAAGTCAGAAGCAAATAAGAGACGTTAATAAAGCAGGATGGCTTAAGTTTAATTCTTTAGATTCAAACGCAATGTGGACAGGTCGTAATGCTCATATTTATACAGAGATAAAAGAAGACGTTTTAAAAGACAACTATTCTCCGGAATATTTACAAATACTAGCTACTCCATCTGTAGATAAATTTTATGAATACTATATAAAAAAGAATAGAGAGTTTACTGAGCTAACAAATATGAAGTTTGCTGATAATTTTGTAGCAAATATTCATAGAGATGTTATTGATAGTATTTCTGAAGGGTCTTACAGCATAAAAGATGTTTTAAAAAGAGGGTTAGAAGGTTTACAAGTAAGACAAGATGAAGTTACACCAGAAAATATTGATGAAAATGGAAATCTTATTAAAACAATACCTCTATTATATACTAGTCCAGGAAGTTTAGTAAATCCAGAAACAGGGCAAATAGACATTAGCCAAAAAAGTACTGATTTAGGACAATCTTTACATTTAATGTCAGAAGTAGTGCACAATTATATAGAAAAATCTAAAGTAGAATCTATTAATTTAGCAATGCTAGCATACTTACAAGATAATAAAACTGCAGTGCTTCCTACAGATTCTAAAGGAGGCCTTCTTAAATATATTTCAGGACAAGTAGCTACTGTAGTAGGAGACCAAACAGCAGCTGATCATTTTGAAAGAATGTATATTAAAAATGCTTTATACAATCAAACTATTCAAAGTAAAGATGTTACATACCTAGATAGGTACAGTATGAATAAAACTTTATCTGCAGCTAAAACTTTATTTAGTGCACAAGCTTTAGGACTTGCTTTTGTTCCAGCGTTAGCTGCTGGTGTAGTAGGTAAAGTATCTACCTGGGTAGAAAGTAAAAAAGGAACAGCGTTTACTGGTAAGCAGCTTAAAGCGGCTGAGATGGATCTTACAGGCTTTAACTCTCGTAAAAAGTTTGATGCTATAACTAATTATTTTGAAGTTTGGCAGGAAGATATGTCAAATAGAAGAAATATAAAACTAGCTTCAGGAGTCATGGGCAGATATGTTAATCTTGATACTTTATTTTATCCTTTTAGAAAAGCGGATAATGTTTTAGATAACACTGTCTTAAACGCTATGATGAGAAATTGGGGCGTAGATAATAACGGAATGCCTAAAAGATTAAGTCAATTGCCTGAAGGAAGTAAATCTTTGCATGAATTATTTACAGTTGATGAAGCTAATAGTACTGTGCATACCGGGCTAAGCGAGCAAGGAGAAGTAAATTTTAGAGAAAAAGTACAATATACTACTGGATCTATAAAAGGTAGTATGAGGTCAGATGCTATTATGCCTGTAGACACTTATTTAGTAGGAAGTTTAATAATGCAGTTTAAAGGATGGGCTCCAAGATTATTACAAGAAAGATTTGGAAGTTTTAGGTATAATCCAGTTATGGACTCTTATGAGCAGGGTAGGTATGGTGTTGTATTTAAAGAATTAGTAAATACAGAACTAACGTTAGGAGAAAAATTTTTAGATACAGGGCGTAAACTTGGACAACTTGCTATAGGTACAGCTACTTTTGGTTTACATAAGGGAATGCCTATGAACGAAAAAAAGGCTGAGAAAGAATTTCAAAAACAAAAAATGCTAAATCCCGATGACCCAAATATTCAGAATATGAGTAAAGAAGAGTTTTATGAGATGAAACGCTCTCAGTTACGAGCTTTTGCTGCTGAACTTCAAGGATTATTTGGATTTTGGTTAGCTATATTAGCACTAGGAAGAGAGGGAGATGATGGAGAGCCTTTATATAACCAAACTTGGATTACAAGAAAAGCAAATATGATATTATATAAAGCTAGATTAGAGCTAGGGTTTGCATTAAACCCAGAAGATTGGACTCAAGTATTTAGATCTCCAATTCCATTAACTGGACTAGCAATAGATGTAATGAAAGCTATTAGAAACTTTACACAAGAAACAAATGATTTAATTCAAGGTAAAGATAACAAGAGAGATAAAACTGATTTTGGTTATTATACTTTTAGACTTATACCTGGATTTAAACAGGCTTCTAGAATGATTGAAATCTATGAAACTGATAAACAAAACCCATACGATCAACCGGGACGATAGAAAAAGGGGGTGAAATACCCCCTTCCTTTTTATTATAAATAGTTACAAATTTTATATAAACTATATTTTAACGTCAACTCTTTTCCTTCAACTATTTTATGTAATGTTTTAATTTTCTTGTAATCTGTATTTTCAGCGTCGTCTATTAATTCACAATTAGGCGTATTTGAATGGTTTATAAATCCGCCAAGTGGCGTACGTATCCATTCATGTTGAAAATTAGGATCATAAACATGGCTTATACCTATTTCAATATCTGCAGGTATATCATCTTTTGCTATAATTCCTGCACCATGTATATCAGACGGTCCTATTGTTAAATAATCAGGCAACGGTTTGTATGGTTTGTTATTTTTCATTTATTGACATTTTTAATAATAATAAATATCCTATCAAATCATCTACAGTATCTTCTGTTTTATCGTTTATTCCTTTATTTTTTATTCTTGCTATTTTGTCATCTAATCTTGCGCATATAGCTTCAGTAGCATTTAATTTACTAAATATATTAGTAGGGTTTAACGCCGTGTTTCCGTAAGCTTTATTTTTACTTATTAATAATTCTGTTATTTCTCTAGTAGTTTCTAATAATTTAACTCCAAATTCATCTTGGTTAAGTTCTTCCTTAGTTAAGAGCATTTTTGGATTTATTGTAGAACTTGGACTCCATCCATTTCTGCCCTCTTCATAGTAGTATTTGTTATGTTTATTCTTTTTTGTCATTTGTATAAATTTTAATATTAAATTCTTCGTTTGTTGGTAAGCTTAATAAATCTATGCTAGAATCTATTTCACAATCTAACAATTGCTCTAAATACATTCGTCTTCTTTTACTTTTAAATAGCACATCTGCAATTATATTTTCCATATCTTTATCATGAAATTTCAATACTCTATCTTTGTAAGAATCTGGAAATCTAGAGTATTTACCTTTTCTAAAATAATTTAATGTTTTATGGTAAGCTTTTCTTATATTAAGTTTATAAGCAACAAATTGATTATCTATTTCTGTACTTTCTATAAAAATAGTAAAAGACTCAATAGTACTTCTAAGTTTATTTAGTAAAGGAGTATTTGATATACGATATACTAAAGTAAGAGTATTATCGTTATTTAAATGCGCATTTACAAAATATGAGCTCCATAGAAATAATTTTCTATTGCCTCCTAAAACTGGTAATATAAAAGTTGAAGTTTTATTTCGCGTAAACATACTAACGTCATAATGTACAATACCTTTTCTTGTGTGTTTAGTTATACTAGCAGCTTTATACAATACGCCTTTAACAAGCACGTAATCATTTAAAGCTAAAATAATTTCGTTAGGCGTTTCTAAAGATTGTATTTTTTTCTGTACAACATGTGGTTTAATGATTTTTGTTCCACCCAATATTCTAAAACTAATAGCATTTATTGGAGTGTAGATTAAGGTTTTGGACTTTATTGCCATAGGCTGTCAATATTTTGTTTAATTACGTCAAAAACTTCTAGTTCAGGGAGATCAATTCCAGTCTCCATTTTCACTTCCTGTTTTGACTTAAGGATATATATCAAGCGAAAGGTTTCTACAAATCTAAGAATTCCTTCGTGATTTCCAAACTTTTCTATGTATTTGTGTAGTACAAAAGTAGACATATGGTCTCTGTCAACCTCTTTTAACCATGCTTCAGCTGTTTTAGGACCTACTTTAGGTAATCCAGGGATACCGTCTGTAGAATCACCCATTAACACCTGTTTCCATAAAAACTTTGCTGCTTCTACTTCATCTACTACAATTGTTTCTGCTTTTCCATAGTTGTAATGCATCCCTCTGTTTTGATATAATACGTCTTTATCTGGACTGCATATTACAGTAGTCCCAAAAGGATCTGTATGATACACAGAAACTAAATCATCTGCTTCTAATTCAGACACAAATGTAAAATTCCATGTTTGTTTTAAATATTCTCTTATTGCAGGAAATATAATAGGCTTAGCTCCGTGCTTTCTATTACCTTTATAAGGTTTTGATTTTGCTGCTTTGTATCTAAAACATTTACCAGCTGTAAGGAATCCAGCATATTTAGTAGCTTTTGTCTCTTTAAACATCTGAGCTAATCTGCCATCTAAACTTTCTAGTGCCTGTTCTAAGGTAGGCTTACCCATTTCATAATAGATTAAACTATCGCCATCTATTAAAGCTATTTTATCTTTCATTTATTTAATTTTTAATGGTTAAACATATAAAGGGGGACACTGAATGTCGTGCACGTTACTTTTGCAATCAGTGCGCTCCCCTATATATGCAATCAATTAAACATGAGTCGCACACAAACAACTCTACACAGTTAGTCTTGCATGTACTTTCTGTACTCAGGTTTAACTTGAACTTTGAACGTATACAATTCTCGGTTATTGATTTGTATTTGCTCTCTACATTTTACTTCTAATGCTCTAAAACATTTTGAATCTAATATACCTCTGTCTTCAAAATATTGAATAGCTTGCTCAGCATTCATTTGAGATAAAGTATATATATCATGTTTCTCTAACCAATATTGAACATCTTTGTTTCTATTATAATGATAAGAGTTACGATTTAATAAATCAGAATACTCATACAATAAATATGGCTCTCCTGTAGGATCTATAGTAGGAATTATTTTACCTGCCATTGCATATTCCTCATCAGAGACGCTATATCCATCAATCATTTTAGTAATATCCTCCATTAACTCTTTAGTCATAGGGACTCTATTAGCAGATTGATTAAGAATAGTATCTGTTTCTATAACCTCTAGATCACCATTATTAACTAAATCAGCTAAAGCCAAAGACATGTTACTAAAAATATAAGAGTCATAAGGAGCACTATCATAATCTATATTATGTTGGTATCTATCTCCTAGTGCTCTTTTATCTAGAATAACATTGTTACCAGTTTTATTGTGATAATCTGTAACTGCATCTCTATGCTCGTTAGAATAAAAACCGTTAGTTAATTTAAACATAAGTTTAGTCTGCGGTATATTTTCTACACTTTGATAATTATCATAAAAATTAGTATGAGGTATAATAAAATCAGCTTTTTCATAATCATTAGTAACACTAATCTTATGTTCTTTAAGCGCTGCTTTTAATCTATCAGTTGATACATTATGCATAGGTAAAACAAAAGCTCTTTTAACTTTAGTTAAATCAGTAGTTGTTTCTACAGTTAAAAGATTTTTTATTTTATCATATTGACTTTTTGACTCAGACAACTGCATGTCTTCGATGTTTAAATTACTCATCATAAGACCAACTGATACTAAGTCTGTAAACCCCAAGTCATCTAATAACTCAGGGCTTATCTCACTGTGGTGTATATTCTTGCTTGCCATTATTTAATTGTCATTTTAATGATAGCTGGATTCATCATCATTTGGTTAAACTTAGACTTATTCCCGTTAAATATAGTCCTAACTACTAAGTACTTTAAATCGTCAGTAAAATAGCTAGAAGTGCACAGCTTAATCAGTCTCTGTTGCATTTTTGGATTTACGGTGTCTGTTTTAGAGAAAGCAACAGAGAAATTGGCTATACGAGTAGCTAGAAGACTTGCTATGTCTGCTCTATAATTGTCACCAGAACCTATACACTCTCTTAAAGCCGGTAATACAACCTTTTCGTCACCGTGTACTATCTCCTTTGGTGTAACTAGTTTATCTAATTTATTATTAATAAACGTTGTAAACATAGAAGCAAACTCGTTACCTACAGAACCCTCACCAATCATTTGGATTAGTGGCAATTGGTCCTCAAACTTCTTAATACTTGATATACTATTAAAGAACGTTGATATAGATCTTGCATTAGTCTCTTGCGTTACTAGCTCAGGATGCATCAACAAAAAGTTAATACATCTAGTATCTATCTCACTTTCTTCTGCCCATCGAGCCCACACATCTATATCAAACTTAAGGTTTGCTGTAATGTAACGAGTCTTCTGCGCTGCATCTACAGAGTTAACCATATAATCACCGTTATCAGGATTAGCAGTTAATATAATGTGCCAGTCTTTAGGTAGGGTCCACGAGATATAAGTCTGTCTATCTACTAATTCCATACAAGCTTGTATAAATCTAGTGTCTGCACGATTCCAGTCATCTAATAACAATACACCACCGGCTTTCTTATCTGCAATCCATTCAGGAGCTGAGTAAGACATTCTACTCTTACCTGTAGTTTGAAATCCTAGTTTAGAATGATCATTAACCGCAACCTCATCTACCCATTTACCTATTTTCTTACCTTCTTTCTCAGTCCACATTTGGAACTGCTTAATAGGAAAACCTACTAAGTCACCTAATTCTTCTATCTGTGCTAGATTAAGCTTTACAAAGTCTAGACCGTGTTTAGCTGTCATGTCCATAATACTAGTAGTTTTACCAATACCTGACTCACCTACTACTTCTATTGCTACAGGCTTCTTCCCGCCTGCCTGTAAGTGGCGGTTGTTTGTAATAATGTGACCTACAAAATCTTGTAGCTCATCGATGTTTAAATTTACTTCGTTCATAATGTTTGTGTTTAATTGATTTATTTTGATTTAATTTAATTGAATTTTCATACCAGTTAGATTTTCGTTTATCTTTCTAGTTACGCTGCTGTGTACCCATAAAGCATTGCTTGGGCAATTCTCAGGATTAGGGGCCTCACCATCAGTAAGACATATAAACCCTGAATACTTATTTTTAGGGTCATTGTAATGATCTACTACTGGTTGAAAGCATGTACCACCTCTACCTTTAATTTCCCAATTTTTCTTAGGATCAAATGCTGATACATCTGTAAGCTCTGTGTCAAACTGTGCAACAGTAATTTGGTTACCAGTTTTATGCATATGTGCTAACTCGTGCATAAACTCTACTAACTCTTCACTACTGACAGATCCTGAAGTGTCAACGCCTACGAGCACGTGATTCCTGTGTTTAATCTTAAGGCCCGGGTTAGCTGCGTAACGTTTGTTATCTTTACGTCTAAGCTTTTTAGTATAAACTTTAGATGCGTTGTTAACATAGCGTTTAAGAAAAGCTTTCCAATTGAACTTAGGAGGATCTATATGAAATAATCTTTCAATTATTTCTGCAAGCTCTCCAGGAATTGTCCCGCATTTCTTTTGGATCTCTTCTGCAGTCTGTTTCATCTGATGCTCATATTGTTTTTGTACAAGCTTCTTTTCTGCTTCAGGTAAATCACTGATTTCTTCCCATGTTTTGTGGCAATATTGACTTTCACCATCCATTTGGTCTAGAAGTCTTTGAAGGGCCTCATTGCTGCTGTTACCTTCACCGTCACAAGTCTCATTAAGTATGTCATAATATACTTTAGTACCTGCTTTTGGGTGCATATGTATATCTGTACCCGGGAAAGAGTTTAATGTTAATCCACCCTCTGGTAACATCAACTCGCTAATATATTGGTTGATTTCTATATCTGCCGCAATATTAAAAAGCTTTTTGTTAGAGTATCTATCTGCTAGTATAATATGTCCAAAAGCTATATGTAATAGCTCATGTTTTAGCAAACCTTGTTGATGTAACTCACTTAGATCTCCAAAGAAATCCGGATTAATAACTAGTCTCATCCCAATATTGTGTTTTCCTACACCTGCGGTAGCGCAACTCTTAGTAAACTCTTTTTGTAGTCCAATAAGAAAGATGCCGTAAAAAGGCTCTGCAAATATCAATGTTTTTGATATTCGAGAGAGTTGATCTTGATTGTTTCTCATGTTTAATTGTTTAAAATATATACCTTATAGTGTTCCAAGGTATAATTGATTCGTGTAATTGTTTAAATTTATTTATGTATTCTCCTTTTAAACTAAGTTTATATCTTATATTTTCTCCTCCATACTGTGATTTTTTAATCTCTTGTTTATTAAGGACCCATAGATCTACTTCTGTCTCTGGATGTCTTCCTAAATTAACAGTATGCTTTTTAAAGTTGTGTGTAAGAAATATAACTTCTGATAATACCTGGTCTTTATATTCTACGTAGTCATTTACCATATTAAATAAATCTGCATAGTCTTCTAACCATCCGTCGTATACTATAACAGGGCTAAAATTTATATGCACATCATATCCAGCATCTATAAATGCATTAATAGCTTTTATTCTATCAATAATTTTAGATGTGTGTGGTTCATGTAACGTTGACTTATGTTGGGGCATTAAACTAAATCTAATGCGGATTTTACCTTGTGGGTCAAAATTTATAAGTCTAGGATTAACATATTTAGTTGCAAAACTGCCCATAGCAATAGGATGATCTTTAAAGAAATCAAATATCTTTTCCCACTGATGGTGTTTTGCATGCAGAGCAAAGTCTTCGTTGCAGCTTATGTCATATGTTGTGTACTCTGCGTGTGTCTGATTAGGTTTATCTACAGGCGTAAAGAAAGCGTGGTTATTTATAGCTGTTAGTATATCTCCTGTGTTAGTTGCTACTGTAAGACCTTTATCTTTATGTCTTTTCATATAACAATAAGAACAGTTGTATAAACAGCCGTAACCAAAACTTGGGCTAATAAAATCTGTAGATCTACCTGAAGGTCTAATAAGCATAGACTTTCTGGTGACCTTATCTACCATCCTTCGTCTCTTTTTCCGTCAGCCATCATTTCTTCGTAAGCTTCTTTAGCTATAGCGTCATACTCATAGTCTTCCATAGGTTCACAGTGTTCTTTGCATTCATAACAAAGACCTTGGTCTTCATCCATTCTTGCTCCGCAGCAATTGCTTACCACAGTGTATCCGTAACCGTCATCAATTGGGTTACTTAATTTCCATTCATCGTAGTTCATAATTTAATTGTTTAATTGATTAATAATCGTGTTCTTTAGCGTGTTTAAATCTTTTATCTAACTCATTACTTAAAGCTTTACGGATAAAAGATTTATTAACTTTAAATTTTTGTATCATAACAGCATAACCATTAGCATCAGGGTTAGCAAAATAGTAGTCAACAACTTTTTTTGATAATTTTATTACCTGCTCAGGAGTTCTACTTTTTTTTCTTTTTCTTCTCATAATATACTGTATAAAAGGAAAAAGGGGAGGAATTGTAATTACACACAAAGTATAACCGCTGAGTTATTAATTAGAATTACTAACCTCCCCTTTAACCTATAATTGTTTAATAAGTTCAACAACCTCATCTACCTGCTTTTTGTTTCTTGGCATAAAAAGCACATATTGTTTGTTGTTGTCTTTAAGATGTTTTTTAAATAGCTTCCATCTTAAAGGAAAAGACTCATTTGCATAGCCTTTTGTTTCTATAATAAATTTACCTTTTGGATCTACAAAATCAGGCGTATATGTAATAGGACGTATTTTAGAACCTTTATTATAAAGTTTTTTATTAGTACCTTCATAACATGCTTGTGGATATACTGTAGCTGGAAATATAGTAAATGTAGTTTCTTCATATTCTACATCTACTTTAGCTGTTTTTAATTGCTTATAACAATAAAGCTCTAAATTAGATTGGAAATGTTTACCATCATAAATAGATTTTTTAGCATTTTTTACTTTAGTTTTTCCAAGTTTTTTATTTCTCCTCTTCCACACCATAGTTCATGATATTAGTTTGGAGGTACCCTTCCAGACCTCTATTCTTATTCCATATATAAGCTTGACCACATCTTAATGTTCCTACATACCCTTGAGTTTTATGCCAGTTATCGTTAGCGCATATACTAGGTATAAATCTTACTTTAGTACCCATATATTCATTAAGCA